AATCTCTGATTCAGAGACGCCTGTAACACCTTCACAAGCCCACTCTACAACCTTATGAAACTTAGAAAGGTCTAGTGGTTCTTTGGTCCCGTTTCTTTTTGTTACTTGAAGCATTTTATTCCTCTACAAATTCGTCTATCATAGGGAACAATCGACTAATAGCGCGTGCAATCTCTTTTGCCAATAGGATGTGTTCCTTTTGTGTTCCGTTTCCAGAACGTAATTCTATATAGTGTATCCACGATCTTATTGTTCCGTGGACATATAATCTAGAAACCGTGTTTCCTTCCGGTAGGACAGCTCTTGCCTGCTCTTTGGCAATGCCATTATCAATGGCCCATTTATATGCCATCCGACATTCATGAATAATCTGTTGCTGTTTAGCGGCCCAAGCCTTCTGTAATTCAGGATCGTCTACCTCAATACTGTTTTGCCTATTTTTTGTATCCTGTAGCCTTGCTTCACGAATTTCAAAACTAAGGCTTTCTGTCGGATTAGCATAACGCTGACTGAATTCCTGAAAACTGAAAGACCTGTGACGTAGAAGTTGTCTTGCAATATCCCTTGTAGTTTCTACTTCAACGGTTGCACTCAACATTTCAAAAGGACTCCAGTGCTTGTGTTCAATTAGATACCGAATTAACCCTTCGCTTGTCTTGCTGTTCATTTGGTTATCTGGATTTGAAACCCTAGCACAATATGCTATAAATTCAAGAGCGTCGTCCACTCCAATAATATCACACACATCACCTTCTTTTGGAAATATTAACTTTGCTTTCATACTTTACTCCATTTAGTTAGTGCCAACTTGGCAGATAGATCTTGATAAGTGTGAGTGTCAATAATATGTTTGATAAAGTCAGGCGTCATACCAGCCAACACCATATCATTAATATCTTTATGTTCTAGATTCTCAGGCCAGATACAAACTCGCCGACCGTTGTATATAGCTTTCTCAATTTTCTTATTAGTTTCTCTAGACCTTGGTTCGTTATCAAATACTAGCACTGAAGTCTTAGGGTCAATTTCTTTACCAGCACTTAAGAGATCACCACCCGCAACAGCAACGCTATTTGGGACAAACATAGAGTCAATTGGCCCTTCAAAGACATAGATTCGTTCCTTTTCATCAACTGTGTCTAAGCCATAAATCTTAGGAATATCTCCGTTTAGAATAATTGTGATATACTTTACTTCAGTCTTTTTCCTCAACGAACGCCCTTGGTAAGCGAATACGTTTTTCTCTTTATCAAAGAACGGAATGAGAAGCCGGAGTTCGTCATTCGCCAATGCTTCTTTACTAAACTTGTTAGGCAACAGGTTATTGGTAAACCTCATAAAATTCGGACAAGCAAACATACGAGAATGATAGAACGTTGGGATTTTACGAGAGTCTACAAACTTTTTAACAGGATCGAAATGTTTAAGCTGGCTTACTTTCTTCAACCCTTTCAGTGGCCCAGACTTTAGGAACACTGGCGTTTTCATTTTTGAAACAAATTCTTCGTATTCGCGTTGATCAGGAGTTTGAGATTCTTTTAGAGCCTCAAGTTTCATCTCATTGTAAAGGGTTTGGTCAACTGTTTTAATAAAGTTCTGAGCTGACATCCCAGCGCCACAATTGTGACAATGAAAGGACATCTTACCCTTTACCTCATATAGATATCCTCGTGCTTTTGATTTATTTGTATCAGAGTCACCACAGATAGGACATCTGAAGTTATAAAGGGTTGGTCCTTTTCGTTTAAACTTCTCAAGTCTAGGTCCAAGAAAACCAATGTATTTTTGAATCAACCAATCCATAATATACCTTATCATTTACCACAGTATGATTATACCGTATAGTCAAATAAAAGTCAAGCGGTTTATTCAACCGCTTGCACTTCTTCATCGTCAACGCCGTCATCAACGACAAGATATTTGGCATCTTTATGCATCACAACATTAACTTCAAGAATTTCTCGAAGTTCGAATAACCTTTTAGCAATGTTTCGTAATGTTTGTTGAGTTGCCTTATCATTAAAACCTTCTTCAAGGTCCATTAAGGCTGCATCAATATTTGAATCAACACTTTTATCGACATGGAACTTATAGATAGTTCCGTCTTTATCCATTTCTTCTTGTAATTCTAATTCAGGAAATAGAAGATTTTTAACTAGATCCAGTTTTTCTTCTGCCGGGAGTTTTGGCTTCTTTCGAATTATCCAAGGAAATTTCATCATCACTCTCTTTCATAATTTTGTTATTGCGGATAATACCTTTAACCGCTTCCAGTTGTTTCTCAATATCAAGGCAGGATTTAACCATTACTTTTTCTTCCTACCCATATTATATTTCGCTTCTAGGTTCCATTCACCCTTTTCTTTATGATTGATAATTTTAATCTGACTCATCGAGGCCGTAGGCTCTTTGATCTTATCCTGATTAACCACCCTAATCAATCCCCAATCTTGTAGAAGCTGGGCGATTCTATTACGACGTCCTTTATCTTCTTCTGAGAAATTTGAAGGTTTACCATCAATAGCAAACATTTCTTTAAAGTGAACGATGTAATATCTGCCTTGTTTATGGAAAATATGACACGACTGGTAAAGAGTTTTCTCTTTTCTAGAAGCTACACCAATGCGGGTCAAAGTCTCTTTAATTTTAAGAAAGTCTTCTTCTTCGCCGATCTTCACCTCAATTAATTTATCTAACAAATCATTCATTTAACTCCACCTTTTTCTAATCTTTTTCTTATTGTTTCAAGATGTTCTTCAGACAATACCCGTAAAGCTTGTTTTGCTTTTAGAGTATTATATTTATAATATTCTTGAATTAGGTGGAGTTTATCCTGTTCTTGTTTAATTTGCCTTTCAAGCTTCTTATCGGCTTCAGTTTTCTTTTTACCATACCGCTTTGCTTTACGGACGCTGTTGAATAGGTAGTCATAATGCATCTGATCTGCAATGTGATGATTCATATTCATCACATTAACATAGAATAAAGTGTCTACATGATTAGACAGCACACTATTAGTCCGCCAAGGTTCATACTTAAACTCTTGTTGTGTTAAATCTAGAGGCTGTTTACCAGTATTGATGCTATTTTCATAGCGCCAGTCATAAGCCAGTTTTTTTGTTTTTGTTTCAATTACTTCTTCTGCACGTTTTTTACCAGTAACGTCAATGAACATTAGTCAGGATCCTCCTGACTGCAGTCAGACTTTGCATGAAGAATGGTTTGTAAACGCATAACATCTAAAGCAATGTCATGACGTGGATCGTGTTTAACATAGAGTCCTTCAACGTCTGGTGGAATAAAACTGTCTTTAATATTATGACCGTAAGTCAAACCAAAAATAAAGCTTTTAACATCGCGGATAGCCCACCAAGGGTATGGGATTTTCTGTTTAGTAACCCTCACAATTGACTGAACAATTACTGGATCAAATGTGTTGTTACGAGTAAATACATAATCAATATTTTTATCAGCGTGCAGTTTCTTAAGAAATGGAATAAGCTCTTCAATATTCTTATCAGTTGGTAGCGGTTTAAGGGTTTCTTGAGCTTCTTTACTCTGCTCGCCCCACCACTTAATAGTCTCAGGATCAATCACACGACCATACTCCTCGACCTGCTCCCTGACATCAAACTTCATAAACTGTGTTTTATCAAGAACAGATTCGTAAGAATAAGAAGCTGTTTCCATTTCATCCATATCATAAACACCAGCTGCTACAGAAACAACCGGAGCAGTTTCTGGGTCTTGTGACATGGTTTCAAAATCATAAAAGAGTGCAAGCTTACCCATTATGCAAACTCCATTTCAATCATAAGTTCGGCCAGATAAGCAGCAAAATTAATCTCAGGATTAGCTGAGAATGCATTTTGATATTGATACTTAGCAGTGGTCACTACCAAAGCAGGGATAGATCGCGGTGTAAAATATTCTGATGCATTATTATAAAAATCTGCAAATAGAACATCAACATCGGTATCAATATTATTTTTAACCCATTTACGAACCTCTGTGAAGTTCTTATCTTTCATTAACTGGATCAACCCTTTAATGCTGGTTTCTTGCATGTTGGTAAGAATACCAGAGTCAATTCGACCAGTCGCAGAATAACGCTGAAGTTCATTAAGAACACGACGCCAATCCGGGAAGTGTTTCTGAATTACCTCAGCAACAGTTGCTTTATCGTGTTCAACTGATTCAGCTTCAAGGATTACAGTAACACGCTTCAAAAACTGCATAGCAAGCTTGGCCATATCCTTCTTGCCAATCTTGAAATCAACCACTGAACAACGAGAATGAAGCGGATCAATGATACGGTTCTTAAAGTTACAGGTTAGAATAAAACCGCAATTCCTAGAAAACTCTTCCATAAAATTACGGAGGGCTGGCTGAGTTGAATTAGGATTTAGATAATCAGCCTCATCAAGAATAACGTATTTGCGTCCACCAGAAAGTGATACAGATGAAGCGAAGTTTAGAATTTCGTTACGCAACGTGTCAATATTACCATTCATAGACCCGTTAATTACAATATAATCGCATCCCAGTTCTTCAAGCATTGCTCGAGCTACAGTGGTTTTACCAACCCCTGCTGAACCCGATAGAATTAGATTAGGGATATTTTTCTGATCAACAAACTGCTGAAATACAGATTTTAGTTCAACAGGAAGAATAGTATCTTCAATAGTTTTCGGGCGATACTTTTCAACCCAAAGGAATTCTTCGCTCATATTTCAAACCTTTCATCATAAAATAATAAACCTGCCGACCATGACATCTTTTCCTTGAGTGCTTACTTCACCCCAATGTAATATATCAGCAGGAAATAAAACCAGTTTTCCATACTCTGGTTTTTCTCTAATTTCACCATGTTTTGTTTTAAACACAGTATCACCATCGCCATCTTTTAGATACAATATGAAAGAATAGTGTTCAGTCTTTTCATGTGTATGTTCTTCCTGAAACCCACCAATATTATACCGTATAAAATGGATGTGATCAACTATAAAGTTTACCTCATAATCATTCAGATATGAACGAAACATATCTTTTATTTTATTTCTTATTTCAATAGGTACAGAACTAATTGAGTTAGGTGTTTGGAAGCCATTATTAGTGCAAGTTCTGTCGGAAACATTCTCGCCTTGTAATAGGTTTCCAAACACTTCTTTTAATTCCTCGACATGCCTATTTTCAAGAAATGTTGATTGAATCATTAGAATTTAGAACTTTGCTCAACTGCAATCCAGTAATCAGCTTGATCGCCAGAGAAATGCGAGATACCACGGGAACTGATAGACACCTCGTAATTGCCAGGAATAATCTTAATATTCTCCGACTTAAAGATTGCCGTAAACTCTTTGTTACCTTCACCAATTTCGATAGAATACACATCACCAGAAGGATTCTTACTATCAATTGCTCGAAGATAAATCTTACCAGCTTCACCAACCACAGCAATCTCAGGCAAACCAAGAACACCAGCCGCCTTTTCTACATCACGAAGGCTCTCGTTCTCAAGCGTAAAGCTTGCATCAATTGAAGGTAGATTTAGTTCTTTTTCGGGTGCTTTGGCAATTGTCGATTCCTCTGCATAAACATAATGAGTCGATTTATTACCATCCCGAATCTCGACTGAATTTTCACCGAAATCTAAAACGGGATCATTGAATAGACTGATAGTTGAGATGAAACGGTCAAGGCTGTAAATGGCAAAGCTCTGAGGAAACTCAGTATCAATTTCAGCCTTAGACATGATTGTCTTTGAAGGCGAAATAGTCTTCAAAACATTACCAGCCGGGATTGCAATTGAAGGGTTAATTTTAGCAAAGTTTTTAAGAACGTTCAAAGTGTTTGTGGAAATTCTCATTATGTAACTCCTATTTGAGATAATTAGTATAACTTATTTGATTGATAAAGTCAATCACTTTTTCTTCTTTAATTGGCTGGGATCAGCAGTAGCAGCCGCTCCAATACTGGCTAGATCAGCAAGAGAACCGCCGAAGATGTAAGTTCCAACGTGCTGGAGCTTCATCCAAGGACAGAACCAAGTTCT